GCGGATGAGCCTTGCGATCAGCTCCTTCATGCGCGCACCCCCACAAAGGCCGTGCTGCCCTGACAGTACGGCGCGATCAGCTCACGCGCCGCCGCAGAGAGCTGGTCGTTTGACCGGTCGAAGACCAGCCGCATCGTGCCCGCCTGAAACTGCTCCAGCCCCTCGCTTGCCATGAGATTCAGGCAGGCAAGCGAGAGCATCGCCGCCGCGAGCACAAACACGTCGTGGCAGTCCGCGGGCGTCAGCTCCCTGCGCAGCCGCCGGGTCAGGAACTGCTCCGTTCCCACGCAGACGGCCGTCACGAGCGAGGCGTCCACGGTCGATTGCAGCAGGTTCACCGTCAGCTCGCGGATCTCGTCTTGCATCGCCATAGGGCTTACACTTCCAGCATACAGGCCGCATCGTTGTAGATCTTGCTGAAGCCGCAGATCGTCGTGATGGCCGCGCGCTCGAGCTGACGGTCGATCAGCTTGTCGTATTCCACGCTCAGCTCGCCTGCCTGCACCATCTCCAGCGCGTAGCGGCGGTCAATGGCGAGAATCGCGCGCTCGTCCAGCGCGTCGCAGCGCAGCAGCTTTGCGCCGAGCGGCGTTTCAAAGCGCCCCGTGCCTTGGAAATTCAGCCCCGTGAGCGGATTTTTGAACTCGCTGAGCTTCATCAGGTCGGTCAGCATGCCGGTGTTGACGAGCATGGTGTTCATCTCGAAGGGGTACATCTGCGCCCAGAAATCCACGAGCGCGTCATAGCTCAGCGTGCCGCTCGTGCCGCCGATCGGGTCTGTGCCGATCGTATAGCACGGCGCGGGATTCTTGTTCCCGTCGCCGGAGACGAGTACGTTCACGGCGTCGGCCAGCTGAGATTTCTGAATCTGTGCGCCGATCTGATGGAGCATAACGGAGAACAGGTCGAGCTTCTGGAAGCGCAGCGCCTCATACGACGCGATCAGCATTCTGCCGCGCTTCTGCAGGTGCACCAGAGTTTCCCGCGTGCGCACGGAGGTCGAGGGGATGGCCGCGCCCTCGGCAACGTTGTGCAGGGAGCGCTCCTTTTCCGTGGGCACGGAGTAGATGCTGCGATAGTCGCGGCTGTCGATCGTGGTGATGCTCGCGGCGATCATCGGCAGGATGTCCTCCTCTTCCATGCCCTGCCGCACGACGCGCGCGACGAACTCGGGGAAGAGCACGGCCGACTCAAAGGTCGAGAAGAATTTTTCCACCGGGTCGGAGCCCGCGCCCTTGACGCGGATGCCGAAGCGCTTGAGCTGACGCTGGAAGGCGTCCGTGCCCTCAAGCGCCGTGCCCTTGTAGCTTTCCGAGGGGTCGAGTGCCTCAAGCACCTGCGAGAAGCTTTTTCCTGCCTCGCGGTACATACCCTTTTCGAGATGCAGCGTATCAAATGCCATAGTTCAGCCTTCCTTTCTTAAAGCAGAATGGTGATGGTTTTGTTGACGGTGTCGAGCTGGACGATCCAGTAGGTCTGTCCGTTTTCCTTGTCGACCTGAAGACCGCCGTTGCCGTCGGCGCTGAGCTTGTTGATGCCGTAGCTGGGCAGCGTCCCGGTGTAGGAGACGGTGATGAAGCCGCGGACGGCGACGGCGTGCAGCAGACCGTCGCTGTTCTCCACGCAGCCGAGGAAGGCGTCTCCGGCGCTGCACGCCGAGACGGTGCCGTTGACGGCCATTTTACAGATCGTGCCGGGGGTCAGAGTGGTCGTGCCCTGAAAGGTCGCGCAGACCGTGCCGATCGAACCGAATGAAATTGCCATAGTCCATTACCTCCAAATTCATGTGTGAGAAGGCTCCGCCGCCGTGCGGTCAGGCAGACGGCCCGGCGCGTTCGCCGCATGTGACGCAGTCGGTTCGGCCTTGCCTGCGGCCGTGCCGCCGCAGCTCCGGCGGAGCGGGAAGGGGTTAAATCATATATGCGGCGTCAAGCTTGTCCGCGCCGCCCTTTGCGGCCGGAAGCTGCGCCTGCGGCGGGAAGAGCGCGGCTGCCTTCTGCTCCAGCGCGCCGCGCCAGGCCTTCAGCTCCTGCAGCTCCAGCGCCGCGCAGGCCTTGCGCAGCGTGGCCTCGTCCGCACCGAGATCGACCACCAGCCCCAGCCGCACGACCTCGTCGAGCAGCTCCCTGCGGCAGACGCGTCCGAACTGCGCGGCCTGCTCCAGCTCGCGCAGACTGTCCTGCTGCTCCGGCGTGCCGGTGCTTGTGACCAGCTCCTTGAGCGTCATGCTCACACCTCCCTTCCTGCCCTTCGTTACGCCCGCCTGCCTCTGCGCGGGCACGGCGACGAAGGAGAATTCATAAGCGTCGGTCGGCTCGGAGAGCACGGCCAGACACTGCCGCCCGCCGTAGCGCTCCCCCTTGCGATGCTCGCAGACGCCGTAGGGCTGTCCGCAGATGCTGCAAGTCGCCTTGCCCATCGCGCAGCCGACGGAGACCTCGCGCCGGATGCCGCCCTCAATGTCGGCAATCAGATCGGCGTTCTTCTCCGTGCGCAGCATGTAGCACGAGGCGAGGATCCAAGCCTCATGCCCCTCCTCGCGCACCTCAGTGTCATAGATGCGCGCGACCTGCCCCTTCGCCGACCATTCGTGGTCGAGAATGCCGGTCTTGCCGCGGAAAAGCTCCGCCAGCCGGGGCAGGGAAGCGCGGTCAAAGCGCTCTAGGTCGCGATCCGGCTGATCGTCGCACAGGCGCACCTGAAAGCGATAGACCTGCTCGGCCGTCAGCGGGGTCTTGCTGTAGCGGTTGATCTTTTCCAACTCGGCCGCGTCGGGCGCGCCCGTCCCGACGGCGCTTGCCTCCTTAAAGATTTCCATTCGACCTCTCCCTTTCCGATTCAAGCTGCGCCGCCTGTGCATGGTAAAGCGACGCGTGTGCCTCCTCTACAAGATCCTGCAGGCTGATGTCGTCCCAGACGATCTCGGGGCGGCAGCCGAAGCCGTGCAGCCGCAGCCAGAGCGTGCAGACCTGCTCCAAGACCGGCTCGACGGTGCGGCGGATCGCCCAAAGCTCTGTCGTGAGCATATCGGCCTGCTGCTGGCTCATGCGCTCGGTGCTCGACCAGCTCAGTCCCAGCAGAAAGGGCGGCAGGCCGGTCTTGGCCACGAGCTGCTCAAGAATCTGCCGCACCGGGATCTCCGAGTCGAGAATCTGCCCGTCCGACCCGATCACCTTGACCGAGACGTCACCGACGGCCACAAAATCCCGCACAACGCCGTTTTTGCCGTCCTGCATGGCCGCCGACCACTCGCTCGCGATGCTCTCGGCGCGTTCGGCCGCGCCCACACGCTCCGCACCGTCCCCGGAGGGCTTGCAGACCACGGCGTAGCGCACGTTTCCGGCGCGCTCCCAGTTCGTCCCGATGGTCTGGTAGATTTTCAGCAGGATGTTCGTCAGAAACGGCATCGACCGCAGCAGCGAGACGCCGTAAGGACTGTCCGGCGCGGGGTTCAGCGTCGAGAACAGCAGCAGATGCGGATAGGGCAGGGGACGCAGCGTTCCATGCTCGTCACGCGCGCAGAGCGTGTAGTCCAGCGGGCTTGTCCCGGCCTCGATCTGGATGCTGCGCACGTCGCCCCAGCAGACGGCGGCGATCTCCCCTCCTGAGACGACGATCTCGCCGATCGCGCGGCCGTAGGTCAGCAGACTGTCCAGATAGGCCGAGAGAAATCCGGCCATGCCGCGCTGCCCGCAGCCGACGGGAACGGTGCGCAGGAACTCATTGAGCGCCTGCTGCCCCTGCGCGCATTCGGCGCGGAAGCCGCCGGTCAGCCGCACCAGCTTGCCGATGGCCGCGTCGAGGATCGGTACGGCCTCGCGCATGGACTGATAGAGCTGCGTGTCGCCCGCACCGAGCGGAACGTAGCTCCGCAGCGCGCCGAACGGCTGCCCCTGCCCATTGCGGAGCTGCGTGACCGCAGCGGTACTCGCGCTTTGCTTTTTCCTCATGAATAACACTCCTTTCCAAAGAATTTTTTACCGCACCGACCGCGCGACCGTGCGCGCGGCCAGCGGCGTATCCCGCGCGGCCAGAACGGTCGCGGCGAAATAGCGCATGTCATCCATCGCGTGGTCGTGCTCCTTTTTGACCACGTCCTTTCCGGCCTTGGGATCCCAGACGTATTGCTCCATCTCGCGCAGACAGTCCGCGCAGGTGTCGCAGATCACAAGACGGCCGCTCTTGAGCAGGTCGGACGTCTTGCGGATGCCGGAGAGCACGTCATTCTCGGCTCTGAGGACGCGCCAGCCGCGCCGCCGCAGCAGCTCCAGAAAGCTTGCCGCCGACGGGTCGACCACGACCGCCTCAATGCGCCGCTCCCCGGCCAGCCCGGCCAGCGCGTCGGCGTATTCCGCGTCCGTCATCTGGCGCATTTCGCGCCGCGAGTCGAAATAAAACTCCCGCACGCGGTACCAGACGCCGTTTTGCAGCCCCCACAGTCCGAAGGACGCCGGATTGACCGTCCCATAGTCGCAGGAGATGTACCAGCGCTCAAACGCGCCGCCGGGCGGCGGCGGAGCCTGCGACGCGTCGAAGAAGTCGTAGACGCGCCCCTCCGCTGCGACCCATTCGCCGAGGATGAACCGCCGGTAGAATACCCCGGAGTAGAGCCGCTCATAGCGCTTGCGGATGGCGGGGGAGAGCGAGGGGTTGTCCGCCATGGTGAAGTGCAGATACAG